TCCGTTTGGATTATTATTATCTTAAATGAGACACTAGCCATGAGACTAATACCCTCGGAGTCATTCCCTTTCCACGCCATTCTGCTTCACCAACTGCTCTCAAATATTTGTATTTTGATTCATTATTTATGTCACTCTTAACAATAACTTCATGTAATCCGTAGCAAATATCTTTTACAGTTTTTCCAGCATAAAGGGCATTATGTAATTCTTCTAGTGCTTTTCCGTGATTTCCTTCCTCTAACAAATTCAATATTCCGTCATACCTCTCAAGACTTTTATCAACTTGTTTCCGTAAATTCACTCCACTTGCAAGTGCGGCTTGCAATTCCATTATTGTTCTACGAACATCACCGTTA